TTGACTTCAATCCGCCAAAGCTAAAATCACTAGAGCAGGACCACGATGGATTCGGATTAAGATAAATTGTTGAAAAGTAACACTTTACTACAATCTTATGTCTTCTGCCCACTCAGTTTCTATTCCTAATAGCTTACCTTTCTCAACCATCTTATCATAAGACTCTTTGTTCTCTTCGTACTCCTTAGCACTCATTTGTATTCTGTAGTGAGGTGTAGAGTCGTCAATTTCTAATTGAGCCTTAGTCTTTGGAGATAGTTTGTAGTAAGTTGGTAACGCTGAAATCCATTCGATATGTACAACGTCAACACAAAGGTCGCCATTGATTTGATACATTCTACCTCTTCTGCCATTTGAGGCATTGCCGGTATAAGTGCTCTCCATATCCTTTAGGATAAGTTTCTGAGCAGCATCTAATTTATATTTTCTGTTAACCTCTGATAAGGTCATTCTGTAACGAGCACCTTTGATTGGGCTTCTTTCAATAAAGTCATCCCCTTCAATTTCATCGTAAATAGCATCACGCGGGTCAATCTTCACATAATCAACGTTCCCTTGGTCGTCCATTTCTATTCGGCCATAGCATACAGAAGTTATCTCTAAGTCCAATAAGTTCTTAGCTAACTTGTGCTTCATGTCCAATTCGATAAGAGCGTTATCCAGTATTAACTGCATAACATGTTCGTTCCTATCTTTGAAGTTCATTGAGTTCCACACCTCTTCAGGGTCTCCTTGTGGAAGTTCCATTCCCTCCATTACGTCAACACCTTGTTCTTTTAACGCAGCCACTTCTTCTCTAGCTAATAAAGCACCTTTTACCATATCGGCTTCATCTAACTTCTTTACTTTAGCATCTACGTTTATGGTAGTAACTGTCGGGCGCAATGGTTGATTTAACCACTCACCTTGCAATAGCATTAGTTTATTCCTACCTAATCGGTAAGAGATAAATTTAGCCTTGTTAGACCTTCCATAAGTTTTTTCGATGTATTTCAGTGCATCATTGTTCTTAACTCCGTTATAAGAGTTGTAGAGTCTATCCATGATGCCATAGATGTTGCTTCTTCTGTTAAGGATGTTGTCAGCGTAATCTAAGTGAAGTTTCACCCAAGTTAAGCCTCTGTCCTTTAAAGGAATATCCTGTGAGGGGTAAATTGCCATATTTTATTTTGTTAAAAGCAAACGTGTCGCTAATATGGGCTAAAAATACAAATAATTACTATTGTAGTAAAGTGTTACTTTTCAACAATTTATCTTGAGCCGAATCCGTCGTGGTCCTGTTCAAGTGATTTTAACTTTGGCGGATTGAAATCCAAGTCATCATTTAGTAAGAACTTTTTGTTCCTATCCTTTAATGAATTATCTCTAGGGTCAATAGAATTGGATATATCCTGCATTAAAGCTATTCCTAGTGCATCCGCTAAGTCATTATCTGAATCCGTTGTATATTCGTCGTATCCTTTTAATTCGTCAATAAGCTTAGGAAACACTATGTTACTACAATGGTCAACTACATAACTTTGCATAGCAGCTACCATTAGTGGACGAGAGTACTTGTTTAAAGATACGCCGTATTCGTGCATCTGCTCACTATTTACTGACTCGAATTTCTTAGGTCGGCGGGCAAGGAATCTATTTCCACCATTACTCTTAAAATGCTCTATAACCATTGGCTTTGCAACGTCCACCAAAACTCCATTTGTAATATTGTAAAAAACTGCAACCTTCAAACACATGTCGTAAAAATCTCTCTTATCTGTTGGTCTATTTCTTACCACGCAAACAGGCTTCATTTTAGGTTGATTAGGCAATCCATGGTTTCTTATCATTACAAGCATTGCTCCCAATGATTTAGAAGTCTTAGATTGGTCCTGGTCATAACTATCAAGTCCACACGCGTACAAGTTAGGGACTCCCTCACAAGGAAGCCCATCAATTGCAATAAGTACACAATCTTTATCTAAGTCTGTATCTTTAGCGGGCCTAGCTTCTACCTTTAATGGCATTACCTTTTCCTTATTAGCATTTAGAATGTAGTCCAACTTATACTTAACGTATCCTTTTGGATTAGACGCTAATTGAAAACCTACATTATTTAATATCTCAATATTGAATTTATTGCTAGAAGACTTCTTAAATACCTCGTCAATGTGAAGTGGATTATTTTGACATTCTTCTATCCACCCCTCAGTATCTCCAGTATCCAACAAATGTTGCCTACGAGCTAGTATATTCTGCTCAGCAGCCACTTCATCTTCTATTCCCAACATCTCATAAGGTTGATAAATAGGAATTAAATTAGGTACTTGCTCTACGTTCTCACCTCTGTCATCGGTAGCTCCTGCATAGAATGGATGGTAGAATCTAGTGCCCTTAATAAAGAATCTGTACATATTGTACGATTCGTGGTTATGCCACATCTCTTCGAAATCTTCACCATTAGAACTTCTGTTACCTCCCGTTGCCCAAGTCCAAAAGTTACCCTTCTGTACGGAACCAAACATCAAACAAGCCTTAGTTGCATTGTAAAACGCTTTCAACTTCTTAAACTCGACTCCCTCTTCAGCAACCACATCATTCAAGAATAATCCTTTAAATAAATTGGCGTTCTGAAACATGGTAGCCACATGTATTTTATTAAAAGTACCCTCTTCACGCTTACCATTGTCGTCAATAACATCGTAACAGAATGTAATCTCTTCTGTTCCCTTTGTTCTACATCTCAGCTCAGGCACTATAATATTGTTGTGCACCGACCATTTCTTCATAAACTCTTCAGTATATGTTGAAAGTCCTGCCGCTACACCTGCATTATAACCTGGTATAAACCTTGCGCCATAATCAATAACCATGTTGTTAAAAGCCTCAGACAATCCACCTCTTCGTTTCTTAGGGCCTATAAAGTTCTTACCTTCCTTCTTACAATGCTCAATAACATAAGCTAGCTCCAAATGCAAATCGCAAATATCAGCATGCCTTGGTCCTAATACTGTATCAAATATCTTAAAGTTCGCGTAGTAATAGTATCTGCCAGGAACAAAAATTCCACCTGTTTGGTAGCCATGATGAATATAATATAGTTGCTCTTCCCAATACTTTTCCCAATCAGGAGTACCTATAACGTTCTTATTGTACCTACTATCTGCAAATCGGGGAATACCATTTCGAGCCACGGGATTGCACACAAACCCCTTCCCCTTTTTATACGGACCACTAGTAACACTCATCTTTTCTTCTTTTTCATTAATGCCTTATACGCGTCTTTATTCCTTTGGAATTTCTCCAAGAAGGATAAAGTACCTCCACCAACTATCTTTCCATCCTTAGCTATCTCATCGTAAACCTCAGTCTCCAAATCTCTTATTGACTCTCTAATAGCATTTATTGACTTTATAATACGAGATATTTCCTTTTCGTCTGTAGCCTTTATAAACTCGTCCTGTAAGGTATCTATCTTAGATTGATAAACATATACAAGCTCAATCTTTGGGTTGTACTGAAGGCTCATAAAAGCATCTACAGCTTGCTTTATCTTATCTCTTTCGAATATATCCTTAGAGTCAGTTTGATAAACATGGTTAAGTGCTTTTCTACGGCGATCCGAATCCGTAAATTGCCTGTAAGGAGACTTATAGTCATAAGCAAGTACTATTGCCAATGTTTCTTTTTCGTCAAGCACGGTTAACTCTGGGCACAATTTGATTGCATCCGGATGTAAAAGGCACTTACTATTTTCGTCCAAAAAAAATAACATTCTATTTCTCCTCCGTGAATTTAATTAAATCAAAATCTCTTATTCCCTTCTTCTCCAATGGGTTTACAAAGTAATATCCTTTGCTCTTCTCGTTAAATGTATCCCACATCAGTTCGTTCTGTTTATGTACCACATATAGTGAATCAAACTTTCTAGCCCAATATCCTTCGTTACTAGGTTGATTAGCTGACTTGCACCATACTATAAACAAAGATAGTGATAATAACGTTATTAGAATACATCCTACTCCATAAAACTTCGCCGCAGCGTAATAATCTCTATTGCCCATTTGCTAATTGTTTTTTACGTTCTCTGAAAATATGTTCTACCTCTGGCTTCATGTACATAACTGGTACTCTAAAGAAATTCTTATTGTCATTCTTTATTACAGTTATTGTCAACGACCTGCATCTCATTCCTGTTAGTTGCTCGAACATATAAGCATAAGTGCTCAATTGTAGCGAATATCTTACATACGTGCAATTTTGAAGATAATTAAACGGCGGGTGCATTGTCTCATTTGAATTAGAATAAAACTTTATAGCTTCTTCGGCGGGCCTCTTATAGTCATCAACATCAAACCAAGAGTTTTTAGTTTTTGATAGCACACTTATTCTATCGGAACGCCCAGATGTTTTAGTTTCTTCATTATAAAGAGTTAACTCCGAATAAGACTGATAATAGTCCTTGTAAGTAGCGTTAATGTCCCTAGATATATCTAACAAATCAGAGTCTTCGTCTCTCACCTTAGCATAAGCCCCGTAATGTTCTATTGCATTATGGACTCTAGTGCCTTCGTCTCTATTTTTACCCCAGAAATCTAATATCTCTTCGCGGGAAACTCCTTTTGATTTTGCCACGTATCCAGATATGTTGTACTCGTCAAAAGGCTTGCCTAATGAATCAAGTACATGACTAACTCTTTCGTATTGCTCCCCCGTTTGTTTGTGAAAGTACTTATTCTGTTCTTCATCGAAATATACTTTTGGTTCGAATAATTTCATTTTGATAGTTTTTAGGTTAAATTAAAATGCAGGAGCCTTAAATACAGGTACTCCAATTGGAATCTCAATTGCTTGAGTTGGTATTTGCTCTTCTACTACCTTAATTGGTTCGGGAATAAATACAGGTTCTACAGCAGCGGGAGTTGAAATAGGAATAACCTCAGCTTCTTTGTCAAGCTCTCCGCCATGATCTCCAATAATATCCAACTGAACATTAATATCTTCAATATCCAACTCTTCATTGATAATAACACAAGCACCCAGTTTCTCCAAAATGTCTCTACACTTATCTCTCTTCTCTGTATTGCTCATTTTATCGAACTCCTTTATCATTACATCGTCATTCTTCATCTTGGCAAACTTCATCATAAAAGCCTCTTCATCCAACTTCTTCTTACCTGCCATGTATTCGTGAGTCTCTTCTGTAATTCTTGCTATAACAGCCATTACCGCACCAAAATAAGCGTATCCATCCGCAGATTCTACCTCTGGAGTTGCTACCTTAATAAACTTATCGCCCAAAGTACGCATCTCTCCGCTAATCTTAAACGACTCAGCTCCGTCAATTACCAATTCTGTAATCTTTGTGTCCAAAATAAGTTGGTCTTTCTCCATTACACTGATTCCTTCTGTATAGTAACCACATAACTCCAACATGAAGTTTCTTAGAACGTTAATCTCATTCTCCAAATCTTCGTGGATAGGATGCTTACGCTTTTCTACGTGCTCATTGTTCCATATCATACCACCCTTTTCTTGCGGGTGCATATAAGATACCTCTAATCCCTTTAAGCCTTCTCCATTCAGCTTAATCTTTGTAATCTGTTTTGTTGTCTTGCTCATTATTCTGATTTTTAAGTTTTACTTCTCTGCAAAAAGTTTTGTCATTCTCTTCTAATTCCTTTAATTTCTCTAGGTCAGCCTTTAATTTAAGCTTTATCGCCTCAGCCTCAACCCACCATTGTATTCTTTCAATATCTAGTGCCATGCTGCAAATATAGTGATTTATTTTGCATTATACAAACTTACAAAAATATTTTAAAATTTAACATTTGAAATTAGGAAACCAATTAAATACTTTGTAATTTTGTACAATAATTAAAACTATCAAATGGAGATTATTAAATTCAAACACGGCGGAAAGCCATACAGATTGGAAGGTGATAAGCTTATTCGTGAAGCCTACAACACCATAAGGACAGACTTTGAAGAACGTCCTCTAGTCCCCAAAGAAGGTCCAATGGGATTAGGATACTACATTAATCAAAATTTCTTATATTTATCACAAATTAAAAAACTAGCAAAATGAATAATCAAATCGGATCACTCACTCAACTGCAAGCAATGAAAAATTGGTGGTTGTCAAAAACAGAAAACCCAGTGCGAGGAACATTTAACCTAGACCTATTATTAAAAGTAATCGAAGCAAAACAAAAATAACTATGAGCAAACTAAAACAAACAATCAAACATCTACACGAAAACCATTTTACTTTTGTAATCGGATTGTGTGCACTATTTATCTCTGCTGTAATTTACCTAAAAAGTGGCTTCTATGAAGCTTTTGGCTTTTGGGTAATGATAGGCATCCCTTCACTTGTAATATTAATTATAATCGCTTACGCTGTAATGTACGGGAGGAAGTTAAAATGATTAGCGTTATATTAATAGCTCTTGCGGCTATCTGTAACGCTGTAATGGACATTTGCAGTCATCATTACTACTACTCGGTATTCACCAGGTTTAATGATAAGTACTGGAACGCTGTGCACTCATGGGCTAATAAATACGTCAACGGAGAGCCTAATATGGGCAGAAGAAAATGGTTCTTCGGGATGCTTAATGTTCACGTAGCTTTTACTGACGCGTGGCATTTGTTCAAGTCACTTATGATTGTATTCCTTATCTCGGCTATTCCCTTCTGCCCGACAAACGAATTAGGAATAGAAAATTGGATTTACTATTCGGCGGTGATAATTGCTGCAGGAACAACATGGAACCTTACTTTTAATCTATTCTATAATCACTTATTAAGAAAATAAACATGAGCCAAGAAAAACAAACAGCGGAGGAAATCGGAAAAAAATTAGTTGAAATGTCAAATGATGTTTTACAGCAACTAAAAGACTTAAACCTAAAAAGAGATTTACTGAAAAAGCATTGCTTTAAATTAGATAATTTAGGTGGTTTTACTACTGAAGTTACAGAAGCAATGGAAGAATACGCCACTCTAAAACTCCAAGAACAAGCCAAAGAGATTGAAAGGTTGAAGGGGGAGAATGAGAAGACGCTTTTTGATTTTGCTTTTAAGGTTTTAGATAAAAAATTAACTACTAATGAAGTTAACAATATAGTGAACAATTTTATAACTAACCACTAAAACAAAGAGAGATGAAAAAGATTAAAAACGTAAGAATATACCATAATTTTCATGGAGGCTTTTTACTTCAAATAGGAATATCTTATTATGCAAATATGCTTAGCTTTAAATTTTTACTATTCTCAATAACATTAGACTTTTAACCCCATGCAAATAAGCGAATCAAACAAACAAGTGCCTGCACGATACATCACATCTAATAGTATATAGATGTCCCTGCGATACAATATACCCCTCTACCATTTCGCGGGGGTGGGCAGCTTGGTACGGGGGGCTCGTTTTGTTTGGATCTTATTTGCTGCCTTATTTGTTGGCCTTGGCTTTTTGCGGCTTGTTAAGAGTAGGACCTTGTAAGCTAGTAAGTAATAACTATACTATATTATTATAATTAAGGTAGGTTTGTTTATTAATTAGCTATCTATTGCCTTGCCTAAAAGTTTAACGCATGAGTATAAATTTATTTATTTTATATTATTTATACTCTGTTGCTGTGGTTTCCATAATTTGATAGTTTTGTTTGTTTGTGTATCTGAATAATTATACAGCAATAGTATTAATTAAGTTTCACTAAAACAAGCATTATTTTATAAGTAGCTGAAAATCAACCCGATTAATTTTACTAGCAAGTATAAATTTACTAATATTTAGATAATTATACTATTGCGTTAAATTTAAAGTGTTGAGGCTTAACAATAAGCGTGCCAAGTCCTTATTTGGAATGA